ATGCAGCAGCTGCAGCTACATCTGCAACTGCGGCAGCAGCTTCGGCAACGGCAGCAGCAGCTTCTGAGACTGCGGCAGAGACGGCTGAGACTAATGCTGAGACAGCAGAAACTAATGCTGAGACAGCAGAAACTAATGCAGAGACAGCTAAGACAGCAGCAGAAACGGCACAGACTGCAGCTGAAACAGCAGAGACTAATGCTGAAACAGCAGAAACAAATGCATCTACATCTGCCTCTGCGGCATCTACATCTGCAAGTGCTGCAAGTACATCTGCAGGTGCTGCAAGTACATCTGCAAGTGCTGCAAGTACATCTGCAAGTGCTGCAAGTACATCTGCAAGTAATGCAAGTACATCTGCAAGTAATGCAAGTACATCTGCAAGTAATGCAAGTACATCTGAAACAAATGCAACTTCAGCAGTAGGAGCTTTGGCATGGAAATATACATTTGACAGCAGCACTACAATGGCTGACCCTGGTGCAGGGGAAATAAGATTTGATAATGCTACCGTAGCTTCAGTTACTAATCTGGCTATGGATGCAACTTCAGCAGATACTGGAAATCCTGATATATCTGATTTAATCGCAAGTATAGATGATGGCAGTAACGATACACATGAGGGTTATATAACTATACGGAAATCTGGCACACCTGCTACTTTTGCCTGTTATAGTGTTACAGGGGCTGTAACGGATAGCACAGGATGGTTACAAGTACCAGTAACCCATGTTGCCTCTAACGGCACAATATCAAATACCGACACACTTTATATAGCCTTTACTCGTACTGGTGCTAAAGGAGCAACTGGATCAACAGGACCAGCAGGTGCAGGTAGTGATACTCCTGCTGATAATGTATTTAGAATTACAGACCAGACTGATACAACTAAGAAGATAGCGTTTGAGGCTTCTGGTATATCAACAGGCACGATAAGAACGATTACCGTACCTGATAACGATATTACTCTTGGCGGGAATGTTTTTTCATTTTTAAAATAACAAGGAGATACAATGGCAGGGACATTTAGTATAAAGGCTTTGGGAGAGGGACAGTTAGCGGCATCTAAAGGCACTATATATACCGTGCCAGGCGCTACTCAAGCAATAATAAAAACAATAACTTTAGTAAACGAAACAGCGGGAGCACTTACCTGTAATTTATACTTGAACGCTGGATCTACTTCTAGAAGAATAATTCCGAAAGATTTAAGTCTTGGGGCAGGAGAATCACTGGAGACTGATACAGATTACACATTAGAAGCCTCAGATTTAGTAGAGGGAGATGCTTCTTCAGCAACATCTATAGACTATACAATTAATGGTATAGAAGAATCATAAGGGAGGAAGAAAAAAAATATGAAGGTAATTGATACGAATGGAAATATAAAAACAAAACAAGCTGATGCCGAAGGTACGGCAGTTAAATCAACAGGCGAAGCGGGGGGAACAAAGTTTTTAAGAGAAGATGGGGATAACAGTTGTTCCTGGCAAACTGCACCAGTTACTTCTGTTAGTGGTTCTACTGGTGCTGTTGCGGATGGCGATATAGACCATGACTCTCTTGCTAACTTTGCAAGTAATGAGCATTTCACGCAAGCTAATATTACTGCGACAGGAACTATTGCAACTGGTGTATGGAATGGAACTGCTGTAGATGGTACTTATGTGGACTTAGAAGGTACGGAACTGAAAAGTACGGGTGAAGCCGTAACTACAAAATTTTTAAGAACAGATAGTGACGGGTCATGTTCTTGGCAAGTACCGTCATATACGGCAACTTCCGTAGGTAAACATACTCTTTGGATACCTGCCGCTGCGATGCGACCAACATCTTCAAATGGATGTGCAGCTATCACAGATGTAGAAACCACGGCAGGTAGGCCAGACTTACAGATACTTGACTTTGATACTGGCGCAGACGAGGCTGCACAATTCCAAGTTGCCCTGCCAAAAAGTTGGAACGAAAGTACAATTACATTTAGAGTATTCTGGACTTCAACTGCAACTGATACAGATGGAGTTGCTTGGGGGCTACAGGGCGTAGCAACTGCTAATGATGATACAGTAAATGTTGTTTATGGTACTGCTGTTGTGGTTACAGATGATAATATTAGTGCTGCCGAGGACTGTTTAGTTACAGCAGAGAGTAGTGCTGTAACGATTGCAGGAAGTCCGTCAACTGATGAATTATGTTTCTTCAGGATATTCAGGGATGTATCTGATGCCAATGATGACATGACTGAAGATGCACGATTAATAGGAATTCAGATGTTTGTAACAACAGATGCAGGGGAGGATACATAATGGGAATAAAATACGCTAAAGTTGACAGGGCAACAGGAAAGGTTTTAAAGCAGAAAAGTTCGGAAGGAATGGAGAGAGCTTTTAATAAAGAGGTGGTATGGTTGGAAATGGAACTATCTCCCAGACCAGACTATGATAAGGATAACGAGAAGGTGGTTCAGTATCAGAGGGTTTCTGCCGACATTTCAGATTTAAATATTGATGTTCCACCTGATACTAAATTCCTTCAGGGTTATGACAAGGTTGATTTAAGTAATGATGAAAAGGAACAGATTAAACTTGGAAAGATTGTAGAATCTGATGATGACCTTGCAAGGTTTACAGAGGATATTCTAGTTGCGATAGCACAGGGAGACAGTTTAGAGAAAGATAGTTTCCCTGACGAGGTATGGGAGAAGGTAAATGCAAGGAGAGTATTGAGGGGGGAGGATGAAGTCTGATGTTAAAACTTAATCATCTTACAGGTTTTGGTAGTGGTGCGGCTGCTGCTGCCCTTCCTGGTATTGGGTATATATCAGGAGGTAGCAGGGGAGGCATTTCCGCATTAACAGATAGGTTAGTATTCGCTACAAATACTACGGCAGCCGCAACGGATTCAAACCTAACTGTTGTTAGATATGGACATGCGGGCGTGAGTAATCCAAATTCGGATGGTTATGTTGCAGGTGGAACTACGGGAGCAGCTGTACAGGCTACTGCTGAAAAGATGGCATACTCTACAGAGACTTACGCTACGGCAACGGATGCTAATTTATCTGCGGCGAGACAATTTATGGCAGGAATAAGTGAAGGAAGTACGAACGGTTATTTCGTAGGCGGTGAAACTATGAACATAGCAGACAAGTTAGTATTCGCTACAGACACCACAGCCGCTGAGACTGATGCTAAATTGTCTGCAATAAGAGCACAACTACCTGGAGTTAGTGACGGTAGTACGAATGGTTATGTCGCAGGTGGTCGTCAGGAGGCCGAAACAGCAACATTTGTAGCAATAGCAGACAAGTTAGTATTCGCTACAGATACTACGGCGGCTGCTACTGATGCAGATTTATCCTTTACTACAAGGCATCATGGAGGAGTTAGCGATGGAAGTACAAATGGTTATTTTGGAGGTGGTCTGCCTGAAGCAGGTGTTATAACAACAGTAGATAAATTAGTTTTCTCAACGGATACAAGTCAAACATCTACAGATTCAGCTTTATCAGTAGCAAGATTCGGACTCGCAAGCGTAAATGACAATGGAGCAAATGGTTATTTTTTAAGTGGAAACACAGGGGCTACAACAGACAAATTAGTATTCGCTACAGATACTACAGCGGCAGAAACAGATGCAGATTTATCATCAAGCGGTTACTTTTTTGGCTCAGTCAGCAGTAATTCAGTTTAAAAGAAAGGGGTTGTTATAATCGAAAACGAATTGGCAATTATAGAGGGAGAGAGTGAATTATTAAAAGCAATGACTATGTTGGCACAACCTCGTACCGATTACCAGTTAGAACATTTTGTTGTGGGGAAACATGAAACAGAGGAGATGAGATATGCTCATTGTGTATTGAATATAAAGATTAAGTACAATGCTTTAAGGCGAGCAAAGATTCAGCTTGAGAAAATAGATTATCAGATTAAAAAGTTAAAAAAGAAAGGTGATAAACTTTCTGAGTTTAAATGGAGAGACAAAGAGATAGACAGGGAGGAGTGCGTTGGAGCATCTTTAGGTGCTATGAGAGAGTTAAATTCGTTGGTTAAAATATGGAAGAAGTTTGAACATAAATATACAAGAGAAGAAATAAATTCTTTACAGGGCGAGTATTGGGATAAACGCATAACTCGCCAAGCCAATGATGACATAATGGCTACAGGAAGAATTGGTAAAGGCAACCTTGAGGCTTTGGGTAATATAGGCAAGGGAGCAAAACCAGAACTAGACCATATCAGGAACATAGAACAGAATTATCTAGAAGAAGGGGATAAAAATATCAAGGTCATGGTTGCTGTTGCGACTAAAGATAAAGCTGTTGATGGGTTGCCATGTCTAAAAGGTATTGATATCCCTACGACCATTCAGAGAAAATATTATAACTGTTACGGTAGGAGTACGGCTGAGGCATATAACGATATAGCAATGGAATTTTTAAAAGACGGTGCTGACCTGTTGTTTATTATGGAAGATGATACTTTTCCTCCTTCAGATGTTTTTATCAGATTATATGAGCATATAAAACAAGGCAAGAAGGCTGTGGGGGGTTGGTATCCCAAGAGGCAAGAAAGATATGAAGGTACTTCAATAGTGCTTGAAGATGGAAAGAGGGAATTTTTAACTGCTGACGGAGAGGTTCATGAGGTCAAGACACTTCCGATGGGGTGTGTTTTATATACAGCAGAGTGTTTTTACAAAACCACACATCCATATTTTGTGACTACTGAAATACTGACTCAGGACAGTTTCTTTTCTCAGAAGTTAAGGGAGGCTGGTATTAAAATGTATTGTGATACAAGTATCAGGTGTAAGCATATTGATAGAGTAACAGGTAAAGTTTATGAGTAACAATTAATTTAATAGGAGGCAGGAAATGATGAAAGGTTATAAGACGTGGATAGCAGCAGGATTGGCAGGAGTAAGTGCAATA